TATTGTTGGGAGAGTGTAGATAGTATATTCTCTAAAGCACCAATTTATTGTGTGAAGTTAAAAACAAAACAAGATAAAAAAACATTGTTAGAAACTATAGCTCATGAAATGTGCCATATAAAACAATATGTGAATCATGAAATAACAGCCTCTCTAAATACTTGGCGTGGTGTTCCTGTAAAAGGTGAACCATGGGAAATAGAAGCAGAAGATTTTGCCATAAGTATTTGTAAAGAATTGGAAGAATATGGAAGATGAAAAGAAAAACGAAGTAGAAAAACTTGTGTATGATGTAGATAATTTTTTATACAATC